CCACTGGTTATCATAAATCTTTATTTACTGCTATGAACGCTGATGTAGTTGCTAATCATTTCTATGAACAGGGCAAGGCAGATGCTATCAAGGATAGTGTTGCTAAAGCTAAAAACGTGAGCATGGACCCCAGACAGACACATAAAACTGTTGAAGCTGGTGGATTTAAAGTTAGAGCTATAAGCGGTGGAAATTCTAATTCTTTCCGAATTAAAACAAAATAAAGTTTAACAATTTAAAATTTAAAAATTATGGCTGGATCATTTTCGGGTTCTAATGCTTTTGGAAC